TTTTTTCATTAATAACATCAACTAATTCAACCGTCATTGTATATGCAGGTTGAAAATATGGAAGAATTTGCTCTACAATTTGCAAAGCATCGTCGTTCAATTTGCTCATAATACTGAGTTCAAATTGCATATTATATGGAACTGGAAGATATGCTTTTTTTACATCTGTACCATCAGTTGCAGATTTAACTGTAAAGTATTGTGTTGAGGTTGATTTTCTTGAAGCATCATAAGTTAATCCAGTAAATTCAAATGACATTCTTGGTAATGTAATTTGAACTGGCTTGTTTAAGTTTGCTGATTGATTTAATCTTGCAAGAAATTTTTGGGTTGGTCCATATGAAAGGGGTACTTTTATAATACTAACAGTCTCATTATCATTATTCTTATGTTTAATAGACATATTATTAAACAAAGAACCGAAAGAAACTACAGTTCTTCTTAAAATTTCGTGATAAAAATATTCAAACATACTGATAACTTATAATACTACTATTTGATCAACTAATAACAAGTATTTATACAATCTAAGGCATTCCAAATGGATTGACTTCTGTAAAATCTATAATTTCATCTGCCTCCTCTTCAATTTCGTCATTAGCGGAATAACCATCTTTTAATATATTTGGTGTTGAATCTATAGATTTTAAATAATGTGATGCACTTGAAGATGTTCCAACAATATTTTCTCCTATCATAAACTCACCCTTAATATTAGAGAGTTGGAGCACATTTGTAATTGAATTCCAAGACTTAACTCTTCCAGTAACTCCACTTTGAGATCCTGTTACTATTTCATTGAATATGAATTTTCCACTGGAATTTGTTGGAGGAGAACCTATAACTATGCTTGGTGGTTCAGAGTATCCAAGTCCTGCATTTGTAATATAAATGGAAGTAATTGATCCAGCAGCAGACACAACAACAGTTGCGGCCGCAGATACTGAAGAAATTCCAGTAAATGCAATTGATGGTGGGATTGCATATCCAGAACCAGAATTTGTAATAGTTATGATGCCAACGATACCATCTCCGATTGTTGCAGCGGCAGTTGCTCCCTTTCCACCACCACCAATAAGTCGCACTCCAGGTGCTACGGTGTATCCATATCCTGGATTAGAAACTAAAACTCTTTGTACTGATTTTGATTCTGGATTTATATTTGTATTACAAACCACAACTCCATCAATCATTTCCGCAATTGCAGTAGCAGTTTTTCCTCCAGCGGGTGCTGAAGAAATACCAACAGTAGGCGTACTTGTATACCCTCCTCCACGATTTGTAACCGTAATATATCTTACTCCACCATTCACTATTGATGTTACTGCAGTTGCAGTAATACCGACTCCGACCATTGTTAAATTTATAACATTTCCAATTACGTTTTCTTCAGTATTAATAAGTTCATCAATCTCTCCAATTCCAGTATCAATAAGTTCATCTTCATATCTAAATAATTCGCATCTTAATTGATAGGTATAAAGACCTTGAAGTTGATAAAAAGGTTTTTCATGCTCCACATATTTAACTTCAAATAATCTTTTTCCGAGAGGAAAATAAATTATATCACCTTCCTTTGGTCTAGAATATAATTTTATATCAGATTGTTCTTTTATTAGTGGTGAAATATAAGTTTTAAATCTTTCTCTTGATATTGTAAGAGTTATCTCATTCAATGCTTGAATTCCAAATTTTGATAAAATAGTTGGATTATCACTATATCCATCATAAGTTTCGACGTATGCTTCTATTGGATATGCATTATTAAATTCAGATTCTATAACTTCTCTTATAACTGTTTTCTCAGTAATAAATTGTCTTGGAAGATAATGTACCTCAACCCCATACATTTTTAATTGTTCATTAATCAGATCTTGGATAAGACCCTGTTCAGTATTTGAACCCTGTAAAAAGAATGGATTGAGCATATTTTTTAACCAATCATATCTAAAGGTGGAAGTTCATACGTATTGGACATCTTTTCCATCAATAGGTCAATTTCTCTTTGTGCATCGTCATACATTTGTCTACCATTTAACTCAACACCACCTGGAAGTTTAACTCCAGTAAACTTCATCATATTTTGACCCCACTGTTTTTTTATTAATGAAGTTAGATAAGGTTTGATAAATGAATCATTCCAAACTCTAGAGTAATCATTTGGATCTAGAGTTGAATAGCAATCAACAATAAGATATTGATCTACTCTTACTGAAGACCAATCAATATCTAGATATAATCTATCCTGTCTTTTATTAAATCTTATTTGTTTCTGAGTATTTAAAAGAAAATCCAAGTCTTCAAGATAAGTTTTAACCATTGCATAACTGAGAAGTTCAGTTGTTCCCCAATAGTAAATATCATTTAAGAATAATTGATATTTCACACTAAACATATTGCTTGTGATAGTATTGGCACTATCAAACATAAAAATCTTGTTTACGCCAATAATATTGGGTGGAACTTGTAGATAATTGCTATTTTCGTAGAAACTGAATGTGGTCGCAGTTCCAACAATATTTGATGTTGCTGATGTACTTGCAATACCAACTGAACTTGTTGAATTACTTCCATATCCTGCCCTACCTCTATCAATATCTCCCTGAGTTATCCTATACTTATAAAAAGTTGGATATACTCCATCAAAATGTCTTTCTTGAAAAAACTGAACTGCATCATCTACCAGGTCTTCAATTTGCTCATCCGCAACATTAATTTCTAAAACTGGTGCTCCCAGTTTTCTTTTGCAATAATCAATAAGTTCTTGTCTTGTAGATGGTTGGGCCATTAGATTTTAAGACTTGCAACGACTTCTTGTTGACTAAGATATAATTTAATATGAGACTTTGCTAGGGTTCTCAAAGTCTCACCATCATCTATACTATCTATATCTCTAGAAAGTTTTTCATATTCAAACATTTTTGAAATACTTTCAAGAGAAATCTTATCAGGATCCATTTGCTAAACCTCTCAATAAATTTTTAATTTCATTCAAATCACTTTTAATATCATTCACATCATTTTCAAGATTTTTAATTTTCTTTGATTCATTATATGCTCTTTTATAATTTTCGGCATATGCTTGATATCCTTGATCATCATTACTAATAATTCCATTTGAAAAGGTATCACGAAGCAAATAATCTTTGTCCTTTACTTTAATATAGTCCATAATTTTATACCTTAGGTTTTGCTGTAGCAATTGCTCTTAACTGTCTGACCAGAGGAGGAATTGCTTGATTTTCTCCAGCCATTACAATCTTAATTGAGAAAGAAGAGAAATCTGGAAGATCATCAACAGAGTACTCATAATCTCTAAAAGATCCATCAGAATTAAATTCAACTTTTGAATCTGCAGATCCATCATTTTGTGAATTATCAATTACTCTCTTAATTCCTTGTCCATCAACTTGATAGTTTTTGTATCCAGGGAATAATTCATAATTTTGAGAAGTTTCGGAAGAATCTTCTCTGAAAATTCTATAAAGAACACGAACATCATTAGTGTTAGTGTGACTTGCAGATAGGAGAACTTTAATTGAGTTTGCAGGAATCTTCAATCTTACTGGTTTTGAGATATAAACAGTTTCGTGTTTATCATCATATAGAGATCTAATAGAATCATCATTTGCATAATCAGAATCATCGTTTACACCAACAGGACTATTGACCAAATTGGAAGTCAAAATGGTACTAACATTAATTAAATCGATAACTGGAGATACTCTTGAATCTGTTGAGTTCATCAAGAATTCCATAGTAAATGATTTACCTCCTGGAGATTCTGTAATAAACTCCTGCTCATTAATATCAGAACAAATAAGTCTTGGAGAATCAAAATAGAAAGTTCCGTTTAGTGGGATTGAATTAAATCCTTTGTCTGTAAATGATTTCTCAGAACCACTAATACTAGTTCCGGTGAATGTTCTAACTCTAGCATTAAGATTAGTTTTTCCTGGAATAATATAAGAAACTTTTGGAGTAATTGCTTCAAATTGTATATTATTTGTAATTACTGTCCCTGGTTCTCCTGTTTGTATAGTTTGAGTAAAATATAAATCATTTGTGCGATCGGATCCTATTCCAGCATTATTAAAATCAGTATCAGAAGGATCTATTTTGATATAATATGAATCAAGTGATATTGGATGAGTTTCAACTGGAAGATTTGTATCAACTTCAGCAAAATTATGAACTTTGTTGATTCTTCTCATAGAGAATCCATTAAACTCATACTTATAAACAGGGACATTAGAATCATAAGGTTGGGATTGAGTTCCATCAACACCTCTTGCAGATATTGAAAGAGTATTTCCGCTTGCAGAAGTATATTCAATAACCTCATATCCAATAATTACATATCCTGGATTTGAAGCACTTACTACAACTCCCTCAAATGTTTCAAATCCTGTAGAGGAAATTACCGGAATTAATAATGCACTACTTGTAACTGCTTGAGAAAGTCTTGAATTAACTCCATCCTTTAGAGGTCTCATTTCACTAATTCTTACATAATTTTCAGTAGAATGCATACCATGATTCATATGACTGATCTTCATATGCAATCCATCATAATATGGATCAGGAATAATCGTTCCAATTGTAGCACCAGTAGAAACTACACTTCCAATGGAATTTTCATAAGTCAGCGATGTAATTCCAACACTAAAGTTTCCTTGAACATTATCTAAAATAAATGCATTTGATATTGTTGAAATATTAGTAAC